AGTTTAAATTTTCTGTAAACAGTATCTATTCTACCTTTGTCATCTTCAGCAATAAAGATTTCATTAATGTGTCTTGTAGAAAATTTTAATACATCTTCATTATCTTCTTGTATAAACATTGCTGCTGTACCAAAAGTAATTAGATCATGGTACAGTTCAAATATTTCTTGTTGAAAGTTTGATCTGTTAAATGCTGTGTACATAGCTTCAGTTGCGTTCTCTAACCAAAGTTTAGCTTCATCTTCCATTTCTAATTCTGAATTTTTAAATCGTAATGAGAACCAAGGTGTTGATGGATTAGTTAGCATCCCATGTAATGATGCTGCTAATAATTCTACTGCTTGTATTGGAGATGAATCAAAAATTAATTCTGTTCTCTTATCACCTTTTGATCTTGTTTTGGTAACATCAGCTTTTCTTGGTTGCATGTAGTCTGCAACTTCTTGCCAATGGGTTTCCCAATTTTGTCTTTGTGCTTTTAATCTATCAAATCTTGATAATAATGATTTAGTTAAATCTGTTTTTGCCATTATACTGTTCCTAATAAACTTTTCTTACCTAATGAGTAATCATCTGAAACTTGTGTTACACCTTTTGATGAAGTTAATGTATATCTTTTTCTTCCTTCTTTCTTAACTTTTCTAACATCATATTCATTTGATTTAGCTTTATCTTCAGCAACCTTACCTTCTGTAGTTAATATAGTTTGACCGCCTACTTTTTTTTCAGTTACAACATTAGCTCTTGTTTGGTTATCTCCTCCTCCATCACCACTTTTCATAATAACATTTTTAAATACTTTTGTTCCATCTTTATTTGTGTGAACAACTTTCTCTCTACTATAACCTGCAGATACATTTCCATAAGCATCTGTTGCACCAGACATTCTGTTATCTAAATAACCTTTATAAACTTCTTCTTGTTTTGTGCTGCTTAAATTTCTAAATTCTTCTTGTGTATATCCAATATTTGTTTTTGCTCTTTTAGATGTTAAAACATCATCATAAAACATTGTTCTAGTTGCTACTGATCCTTTTTTAAATCCTTCTTTTAAAAGACCTGTAGATCCTATTAATTTTTTATTTTCAATATCTGTAGCACCTTTAGTTTTAAATAATTCTATTTTAGCATCTGTGTCATCTTTTTCTGGATTAGTAGATTTTTTTTTTACTTTTTTTTCTCCATAAGTAGTAAGACCTTTTTCTTTACTTAATGCTTTCTCGTATGCAGATACTTCAGTATCGTTGCTTCCGCTGCTTCCTGCTGATCCCGCACCCATAACTATACTCCGAATGTTAATGAAGATTTAGTTTCCTTAGTTTCTTTTTTCAAAGGTTTCTTCTTTACAACTAAAGGCTCTTCAACTTTTATTTCTTGTTTAACTTCTTCTGGTTTCTTTTTAAAAATTTTTTTTATTTTATCTAAGATCATTTCTTACCTAATAATGTTTCTAATGCTTCTTCTTCTGTTTCCTGTATGCCAAGAGGTCCAGTAAGGATAGTTTCTTTTCTGCCTTTTCTTCTTCTCATAATAGCATCTTGTTCTTTCTTAATTGCTTCTTTTTCTTCTGCTGTAAGCTCATCACTCGGTGGCTCCGGTGCCGGAGGTGGTGGCGGCAATGTTGGCATTTTTGGTTTTAATATTGAACCCATAATTAAATTATCCTATAATTATTATCTGCTACAACTTGTGGAGCAGTTTGTCTAGTATTAATTTCTTGGAGACCAACAGCGAGATACCTCATGGCATCACACGCATGGCTGCTCCAATCATGGACAGGTTTTGATCTAAACATTCTGTTTTTATCAATGTACTTCCTGTGGTAATGTCTTAACGCATCTATTAAACTTTTGCAATGCTCAACATCAATCCAACATCTAGGTAACAACATTGTTGTTGCATGGATCCCATCTTCTAATGGAATTTTTGGTACGACTTTAAACCTTAATCCTAATTGTAGTGCGACCTCTCTCCGGGTTTTGCCATTTCCAAATTCGGTAACTTCAATGTCATGCGGAGCAAAATGATCTTTGTAGATATATTCTTTTTCATTAATCATCTTAATGTAATAAGGTAGACCTTGACCTTTCTCTTCGTGGTAATCAATAATGTTTATGGATCTGCCAAGTTGCTGATAAAATATTATAGAACTGTGATCTGATACTCCAAGATCCCAAGCTGTTGATACTGGTAGCGCAGGATCGTAAGGCACTCTGGTAAGCTGTCTGTCATCATCTAGTTTTGCTATAACATCTCCATACACTGCGCCTTCTATGTTGGCAATCCAATCGCACTCAAACTCTTGCTGATACTTCTTATCTCCCATAACTTCTTTTGCCTTATCTAATTCATCTTGATCAACTATCTTTGTTTGACTAGCTTTAGCTTTGTAGTGAAACCAATCATCCGCACCTTGTGCGTGTTGGTACAATTCGTAAAAGTTGTTCTGCATACCAGAAGGTGTACCTATAAATACGCAGTAACCCTTTCTGTCAGATAGTGCCGGTCTAATTATTTCTGGAAACAACTTACTGTTTACGTTTGCGTATTCATCAATTACGCAGCCATCTAAGTATATACCTCTTAACCCATCTGGGGATTCGGAGCCTAGCAAGGTGATACGAGAGCCATTTGGTAAATCTACACGCAGCTCTGTCTCATTAAACTTGGTGTGAGGTATCTTGGCGGTAAACTGTTTCATGTAATCCCATGCAATAGACTTTGCTTGTTTGAAGGTGGGTGCAATATAGGCATACCTAGGGTTTTTATTTTGGGACAGCAATGCTGACCTAATTAGGTGGTTGATCATACATACTGTCTTGCCAAACCTTCGGTGGCATACCAGTACATTCCATCTGTGATTGTCTATTTGTTTGTGCAAGTAGGCTTGATGCTTCCTTGGTGTGTAGGGTATTTTAATATCCATATTTAGTGTATTCTGTCAGACTTCATACTACTAATAGGTTGATAGTCAAAACCCATACTAATCATAGCATAAGTAATAAATAAATCAGCAGTTGTCTTATTGGGAAAGTTGTAAAACTTAATTATTACGTTGTTTGTGCCTTCCTCAATGTAAGCAACTGAATCTAAATCATCCATACTAAAGTAATCCATGTACTACATTTAGTTCATTTGAAAAAAAATAAAACTAAAAAAGTGTTTGTGTATAAAGAGGTGGGTGACTGTAAGGGTGTCCTCAAGTCCGGTCTATATATATATAATAAAATGCGACAGATTTTTGGGGGTATAGGGGGTTAAGATTTACAAAAAATAGGTCCTTGTTCTATATATTATATCTTTTTTAGATTAGTGATAATAAAAGATTACCGGTAACTATATCATTAATATTTTATTTTCTATAGATAGGTCAATATTGTTGTCGTTTTTTATGACGCATAAAAAAGTTTTGAGCTCTATGAATTAAAATAGGAACATTTCAAAACAACGTCAACTGGACCCAATAAACATTAGAACAATTCTAAACTGTAATGATACAATACTTGACTTGTTGCAAATATATCACACAAAATAATTTTATATTTTTTTTTATCTTGCCTTGTTTTAGTCATAATTCATTTATACATGTTGGATATGTTTAAAACAAATCAAAGAAAGGAAACAATGACAAATAAAGAAATAATAAAAAAAGGAATTGAATTATTTAATAATCACTTTCCAAACGATAAACACACAACAGATAAAGAGAAAATTAGTTTAATTAAATTCTTTATTGAATTACATAATTTAAGATCAAAAAACAAATAAGAAAGGAAACAACAAAATGACAAAAGAAATAACTTTAAAATTTATTGATAATCAAACTCATGGATATACCCAAGTATCAAAATATGATCTTGAGGGTTGGGATATTGATACAAAACAATTTTCACAATACTCATATTACAATGACAATAATGCGTGTTACTACTTAGAAGAGGATTGTGATGGTTACAAACTACATAAGATACTACAATCAAAAGGTTATTCAATTAACTATGCTAAAAATTATGTTGCATTAAATTATATGAATGACCCAATATTTAAACGAATAAATGTTGCCTAGTTTTAAACATATTTGTTTATTAAATTTAATTAACTAATGAAAGGAAACAAAAAAATGATTAAATACGTTATACATGCGAAAAAATGGTTTGATAAGGTAAATGGCAATACATATCATTCAGTAAGGGTATTGGATACAGTAAGACAATTACAATTAAAGGTCCCATTTCAATATGGATATGGTGAACACTACAGAACAACAGCACAACAAGAGATGATTAAACAAGGTTGGATAAAAGAAGAGTTTAAACATACTGACTTTTTAAATCTTCATTACATTTGTGAAGAGGACTGTAAAAAAAGAGATGTTATAGCATGGGGAAAGGTTGCCTAAATCTAGCCATATTTATTTATTAACTTTAAACAACTGAAAGGAAACAACACAATGATTATAGACAAAAACAATGAAGGCGCGTGGCGAATATCCGACACGATCAATGGGTACTTGGAAACAAAAGTATATTATTTTTATACTAAGCAACAAGCGATAAAACTATTTAGAGAATATAAAAAACAACTAAAGAAAGGAAACTAAACAATGAAAGTAAAAGAGTTAATTAAAGAGTTAAAAAAATATAACTTAAATTCAAATATAGAGATAAATTTAACAAATGGAAATTGTTTGCCAATACAAAAAATTGAACAAGATCAAATGCAAGAATTCAGTAATAAATATTTATATTTAATAACAGAAAGGAAACTAAACAATGAAAATATATAACACTAAAAATATTTGGCAATTTGAAAGTACACTATGGACCATTGCCGGTAAACTTGGAATAGATTTAGACATGAGCCAAGTATCCGGTAATTGTCATAGAGTTAAATTAAAACTAGGACCTACTAAAAAATATCAAAGGCTAGGTTTTATGAAAAATAAAAATGGCTCAAGACGTAAAATAAATGCTGTATGTTGGCATGGGTTTAGAGATTTTTTAATAGAGCTCTACAACATATCCGGTAATAATTTTAGAGTTGTAACAGCTCAAACTACATACAACAACAAAGATGACTTCTATAATAAATACCCGGCTACAGCTGCAACTAATATAGGCTCAATGATTGAGCCATTACACTATGAAGATGCGTGTAATTGTGGACCAAAAGCTGTTACAGTATCAATAGAAGAGATCAAAGCAAATAACTATAATTTAAGTCCTTCATATTGGATAAACAAAAAACAAAACGAGCTAAACAAATAAGAAAGGGACCTATGAACAAGCATGATGATAGTAGCAAGTTAAATAAAATGATTGATGACTGGAACAAGTACCTTAACAAACTAAAGCAAGAAGAGGAACAAAGTCTAGCCATGATTTATGACTACGATATAGAGCCATTGCCAAATGATTTGGTTGATATGATAAATGAAAAAAACAAAAGGGAAAAATAATATGCACAATAACAAACCAATTAAAAACCATGAGGAAGGTTTTATTTATGTAAGAAAAAAAGATTTAGACAATGCAATCACTTATGGATTGTTTAATAATGCAAATGAAAAAGAGGAATATACAATAGATAAACCTAAACCAAACCCAGATGATTATTATATTGTCGAGGTTAAAGGAACAGAGAAAATAGAAAATGAATAAACAACTAAGACAGGAACGAAATTTTGATGAGGTAGAATTTATAAGTGGCTATGTAATTAGACTTATAAAACTTACTGAACAAAATATAAAACTAGGAAAGGGAACAATGACAAAAAAGGAAAAAATACAACAACAAATATATGAAATAGAAAGTCAAT